CGGCGTCGATTGCCGCCGGGTCGGCCGACAGCCAAACCAGAAAAGACACAATCCAGCGGTAGAGGATCATTTAGCCGCCTCCTGGGATTGCCACCACCTCCACGCCGCCAGACAGATCACAGCACCGACGACGCTGTAGGCGATGCCCGCCGGGCTGTACCGGCTGCCGTTGACCAGGCCGTAGGCCAGGCCGCCGACGACGCTGCCAGCCACGCCGGTGGCGATCGTCTGCCAGCCCTGCGACTTGCTGGGCGGAGGCAGCACCCATTCAGCGATCGAGCCGGCGATCCAGCCGCAGAGAATCCATCCAAGTATCGACAGCATTACCAGCCCTCCCTGTGATTTATGTTGTTATGGTCAACGACGCTCGCGTATTCGGGAAGGTCGTCTGGCACCGGCTCGACGACAAGTAGCCACAGGCCGGTCTTGGCTACCTTTGCCAAAAACGTCAGAACGGGCCGATTCTTAGCTGGCTGCCACGGAAGATTGCCGCCGGCCTGTTGGCCGAGGAACCAGCCGGCAATAAACACGGCCACGCCGCAGGCCACGAGCCGGCGGTCCAGCGTAAATCCCTTGGCCTCGGCCTTTGTTTGTTCTTCGCTCATTTTTCCACTCGTGAGATAGATGGGATGTCGTTTGCGTCGAGCCAGTTGCCGTGGTGGATGTCCCGCCACTTGAAGCCGGTCTGGACGTCGCCGATCGCATAGGAATCGTTCTGCGAAAGGATCCGCTGAATGACGTCCTTCGTAGCCCAGAAAGATCCATCGGGTTGGTCTGCCGGGTATTTGCCGGCGTATGAAATCCAGCGGGTGCCCCAGCTGTTGAGCACGAGGCAGGCGTCGACCGCTTTCACTCCAGGCGGCGCGTTTTGTTTGAAACGGATTCCCACCAGGCACATCTGGTGCGCCCAGTTGCCGCTGGCCGCCGCAATGCCGGATTCGTCGGTCCGGCTAGCGAATCCCTGCATACTGGCGATCGTCACAGGGAAACCGGCGGTCAGTGCCGCCACGCATTCGTCCCAGGTTTTGATGGCCACGACGTAACGGGCTGGCGTCTTCTTGGCCACGGCATCGAGCCGGCCGTTATCACCTTGTCCACCGTTGCCATAGTTGCCCCATTGCTTCGCACGCTGGGCGGAATAGTTCGTGAGGTCAATCCCGTTGTCGTAGGGCTTGCGATAGATCACGCCCCAGTCGCGGAGCCAACGGGCGGCAGCGCCTCCGTAGCTGCCATCAGACCAGCCGCCTGCGCCCTCCGGCTTGTTTCGCGCCTCGACGCGCGATCCGCCATAGATGGATTCTGTCGCTGGCATCAGCGGCGGCTCGGGCGATTTGCCTAGGTCCCAGGTTAGGGATTCGGAACAGTAGACGGCGTGCATCGCGCCCCAGCTGACACAGTCACCGATCCCTTGCTTGCCAACGACGAACGGTTTGCCGTACCTCGCACGATGTGCCCGGTCCATCGACCTATACAGAAACGTGTCGACCTCCTTGGCCTTCTCCATCGCCTCCGGAGCGGCCTGGGCGAAATACCGATCCTCGCCCAGCTCGTCCAGAAATGCCTGAACGCCAGCCGGGTTTGGGGTGTAGCCGAAATATTGAGCCTCGGCCGTGTCGAGCCAGCGATGGATGTAGCGGCCTGCGACCGCGGTGAGCAGCCCCGCGACAACCAGCGTCAGGACACGGCCGACAAATCGCTCGTTATCTCGTGACATCGGCAGCCGCCTCCGAAACCTCCCGCATAGCCTTCACCCAGGCGTCGCGGATTTGGGGAGTAATCGGCCCGCCGGACGTGCCGACCGCCGCCTCCAGGTGCTTGGCGATTGCGTCCCGGGCCGTCGGCTGCCGAGCACCGATCGACACGCCCCGGCATCGCAGCTCGCGGGCTCGCTGCCGAAGGTCGTCCAGTGCTACGCCTGTCTTGAGGTAGGGAACCTCTTGCGTGCCGTCCCAGGCAATCTCGTCGGCCAGCTCGGCGGTCAGGGCTGCGATCACCGCAGAGTCTTCGGCCGCAGTTGGACCAACGAATGTCGCTTCGAGAGAAAAGGCCAGCGGCGGCTTGGGCTCTGGGGCCGGCTCCGGCCCGGCCTCTGGCTTCCAGCCGAACGACAAGACGGCAGCGATCAACAGGCCTGCCGCTGCCATTTGCTGCCACGATAGCGTCGGCCTGGGGATCTTGGCCGCCAGGCCTTGCGCCTTTTGGACGATGTCTTTGCCGCCGAGCAACAGCACGGCGGCCGCAATCAATAAAAGCGTTGTCATTTTTCAGCCCTCACCATCGGTAGGAGTTGCTCGATTGCCCCGGCCGCGATCGCCAAGACGAGTTGCCGGACGGCCGGTCGCACGATCGACCAAAACGGCCGTTGCCAGAACGGCATGGCCAAGCCAGCTACGCCGTCGAATAACGCAGCGGCGCTCTGCAATACGGCGGCCTTCTTGTCGGCACCCGGTGCCGACAGCGTGTTGGCAGCCTCAACGGCAATCCGCAACAGGCCGATCAGTAGCTCGCCAAACTCAGACCAGGTGAGGCCGTCCCGGGCGAGCAACTTGGCCGTGACGACGTAGGCCCGGGTCGCGTCGATCACGTTTGAGAATTGGCTGGCCGCAATTGCTGGGGCGTCGGAGATCATGCCGAGACCCCGACTAACAGAATTTCGTAGGAGCCTGCCGTGGCGGCTGCGTTTTGAATTTCCAAAACCGGGGGATTCGAAGCACCCAGTGGAGGCGAGGCAGGAGCGGAGGGAGCGTTCCAGAAGAGCGATCCGTTTGCTGGCACGGAGATCTGTCCGCCGCCGAGCAACACGTCCAGGGTGACGTTGCCGCGATTGCGAACGTACAGCATTCGCACCGTTGCCAGATCCAGCGTGCCCGTGCCTTCCATAACGGACATCGGCAGGCTGTCTAGCTCTATCTCGTCGGTCGTAGTTGCCGCCACACTTCGCACGTCCCGCCAATAGGCATTTGCCTGGCCGGTGCCGGTGCCGTTGGCAATGTTGAGAGTTTGCAGAAACGTCGTAGCGTCAGACAGCGTCGCCGGGCCGATCGTGTCTTCCCACGTCGGCACCAGGCGGACGTTGCCAGTGAGGTTGAAAACCGTTGTCATTCTTCGGGCTCCACATCGCTGCCGAGGATGTACAGCTCGTAGGTGACGGGGGCCGCGTTGGGGTTGGCGATCCGAAACAGTTTGTTGTCTTCGGTTACTTCCCAGTGGTCCTGGTAGTTAATCGCAAACCAATCGCTCGCCGGCCCAACCTCGGCGGCGTAGACAGTCGTCGGGGCTCCCGCGCTCGCTCCGACCAGCAGGCGGCGGCCAGAGGTTGTCGACGTGTTTTTGACCCGGAAAAATCGGATCTGACTGAAATGAAACGGCACCGGCACGCCAAACGACGTTTGTTCAATGTCCGACAGGTCGATGATCTCGACGGTGTTAGCGGCAATGGTGCGGGTGTCGGCAAAGACCAGATCGGCCTGGCCAGCGTCTGCCCCGTCCGCAATCTGGTAGGTGTGCAGGACGGTCTTTGCGCTGGTGATCGCGCCGACCTCCTTCTCGTCAACACGATTCCAAAGCATCACGGTACGGATCGTCGCCGTCAGGTTGTCAGATACGGTCTCACTCATGTACGACCCCCATGGCGATGGCCCGGGCGAGGGCCTCGGGCTTACAGCCGATCTGGTGCGCCGCTCGAGACAATTGCAGCGGGCACAACTGCCGCTCTGTGGCCCGCTTCCAGGCCCGCTGCGACAGCGTCAGACGCTTGGCGTCGAGTTGTTTTGCGATGGCGATCACATCGCCAACGGTAGACCACGTTGGCCCGTGATCGGAGGGGCTATGGCCGGGCCACCTCGGCCAGGCAGGCGGCATACCCTGCGATGTCCACAGGGCCGTCCGTCGTCGAGTTTGGTCCGTTGTATCGCGCGATTTTGTCCATAATCATAATTTGCGCCCAGTCGGCCTCGGTCAGCGGTCGCTTCAGCACGTCGGCAAACGCAGCGTTGATCATGCCGACGGTACGGGCAAAGTGTTGTCGTGGTCCGCCGTACTTCGGTCGCCGGTCGCGGATCACGTCGAGCGTGTCTAGTAGCAGCTGCTCGGCCGGTGGCGTCTCGCTGTCGGGCGTGGCGTTCATAATTCCGTCGCCGGTGTGCCGCATCTCGCGGTCACCCTGGAGAATCCAATCAACGGGGATGTCGACCGTCTCTACAGTGCTGTTCGGGGCTGCCTTTTCCAGTCGTTCAATCGTCGCTTCCATTGTCTTCCGATCCTCCAATAGGTGATGGCAGTCCGCAGCCAGGGATCCGGACGTCCCGGTCCACTGGCCCATGAATCGATTCTTTCGCTGGCGGATGGCCGCAAGCTGTTCGTCGGTCAACATCGCTTGGCCTGTAGATCGGCATCGCAAAAGATGGGTTTGGCGTCAGTCACTTCGCGGCGTTTGTGGTCGATCGTGATAAATGCCTGGCAGGGCGGCTCGTACGATGCCTTGATCTTTGTGGCGTAGGCCGAGTGTCCGATGAGGCTGCCGTTAGAAACGTAGCGGCCAGCCCGCAGCCAGCTAAACTGGTGCCAGTGCCCAAACACGGTCAGGTCGGCCCTGTCAATCTTGTCCCATGCGGAAATGGCCTTGTTGGTTGGGACCGTGATCCCGCCCACGCCGCCGCCGTAGCTTACGGCGTGGCCGTGGTGAAACCGCACGCGAAACCCGTCTAGGTCGACGACGTTCAGGTAGCCCTCGCCCACCTGCCACCGTACGTTTGGCAATCGCTCCTCGTCCGACATCGTCAGATACATGTGTTGCTCGAACGAATGCTCCAGCTCAGTGCCCACGCGGATTTTCTCGGTCGACCGGCCGTGGTTGCCGGAGTTGGTCGCCACGATCACCTCGCCGGCCATCCCGGCCACCATGTCGAGGAATCCCCGTAGCCGGGCCTTGGCCCAGCGGGTGGCCGACAGCGGGGCCAACTGTGCCATCTCGGCCGTGTCCGGGTGAATGTGGCCCGAAATGAAATCACCACCCAGCCAGACCACCACCCGCGTTACCTTCACGAGCTGCCGCTGGTGCTCGAGCAACACACTAAACCGCTCGGCCAGCTCGGCAATGCGTTTGTCGGCGACGTCCAGGTCGTAGTCGTTCAGGCCGTTGACGGTGCCCGGCTCCACCCGCTCCTCGACGTGCCAGTCGGACAGGGCCACGATTACGGTGGCCGTGCCTTTGGCCGACTTAGGTAGGCGGCCTTGTTTGGCCGGCTTCGCCTTGACGCCAGACAGGCCGGCGATCGTGTCGGCCCGCTCCCGCTCGCGGTCGATCTGGGCCA